GCCCACACCTCGTTCATCATCGAGTCGGTGCGGACACCGGAACCCATGTCGATGCCCGTGGTCATCTCACTGAACCCAGTGCAGACCGGGATCATGGACTCAAAGAGTTTGAAGCACTCCAGGAGGTGCGGGAGGTTGGACGGGACAGTGAAGAAGTCGATGGGCTTGCCATTCGGACCTTCCTTACGCGCCGTGCCCTTGTTCCGGTAGATCCAGGTCTTGCGACCCTTGATGGTCAGATCCTTGTTCTCAACCGCGCCGGCGTCGATCATGGCCTGGAACCCGGAGGTATCAGCCAGAGCATCGTCAATCGACCGGACGATGTTGATGAGCATCTCGGTGCATTCCAGAGCAGCCTCGCCAGCACCGATCCCGAAGATCGAAGTAGGGTCGCGGCGGAAGGGGATGAAACTGACCGGCATCCTCTTGGGCTGGAACTTCCGCTTGCTGATCTTGAGAACATGGTCCCCGCAGAACCAAATCTCCCACATGGAGTCGGTCATCACCTTGGTCTGCTCGGCATCAAGATCCTTGATCTTCGGGAACTTCTCCCCGAGATCCTTGAGGGCTTCTGCCGTCAGGAGCCCGACCCGCATCCAGACGATGAAGCGGTTCATCGTGATGTTGTTCGACACGCCCTGGTTGCTCAGGCTGGTCTGATTCGGGGCCGTCTCCCACTTCTTAAGGTTCCCTGCCCAGTTGCCGTAGGGCATGTCCAGCAGCAACTCAGCCAGTTCCTCGTTGATGAACGTGGGGTCATCCTGTAGGGACCGGATCTGGTGCGCGGACATGACATGGTGGAAGTAGACATATTCAAGATCCTGTGCCCTGCGCCCATTGGGATCGGGGTAGACATGCTTGGGATCGTAGAACTTCCACATGGGCTTGAGTTTGTCGGACTCATCAATCGTCTCGTCGCCATCGGCCCAACGCAGACGCGGTTCGCTCAACTGGACGGGGCCGTAGGCAACGGCTGAACCCAGGGACGCCATGAACTCGCAGGTATCGTCCATGAGGTTTTCCATTTCCATGGCCTCGGACTGATCCTCGATTTCCTCCCGCAGCCTAGAGATCCGCTGATCCTCAAGATGATCGTAGTCACCCTGCCCGTGTCGGGGCGAAGCCTTTATCTCCCACGGACGGCCTTGGATGGGCCAAACGTGCTTGAATAGCTTCGCCTTACCGACCTGGACGATACGAGGTAGACGCCTGTAGAAGAACGTCGATTCCTCGTAACCATCGGGCGGTTCCTGGACATCCTTGCCAGCAAGATACCGCTCGACCTTGATCCACTTGTATTCCTTGGGAAGCCGGCCACTCTCCGCGAAGTCGATTTCCTGATTGAACTGACCGACCAACTTCTCGATGGCAGAGATTTGCTTCTCCTCCATCATCGGTTGTTCGCCAACCGACTCGTCCTGCTTCTCCGGGGCACCTTCCCCATACATGGGCGGGGTGATCGTCATCATGCCGTTGGTGGGTGTTCCAGGGACTCTTGCGGGAGCCATCGCGCTTAGACCCTGTGACAAATCCGCCATACCGTCCCTCGCGTCAAGGGCACTTACATAGTGTCCCTCCCGCAACGATACGGCTTCCAATCATGAATGTCCATAGGGTCATCAAAATCTTCCGATTCTTTCCATGGCGGTATCTCATCTAAACGGTGGGCATGTTCGTGTATACCCATCACCGCATAGCGCAAAGAAGTGATGATGTCATAACGCAACTCTGGTGTTTCCGTTTTTGGGCCCTTACCGTCCTTGTCCCAGCCATACGACTCATACTGCTCGATGAGACTCCGCAGGTTCTGGCTGATAAGAAGCCGCTTCTCCTCGAAACGGTTCCACATGGCACCCATGCCCGTCTGGAAACAGTTGTCGGCCTTGATGTATTTTCGTCGTGGTTCCTCCAGGTCCGCAAACTCGGGACCGTGGGCGCACTTCCAGAACTCCTCCAGCACCTTGTCGCCGGAAGCCTGGTTCACCTGGTTGGAGGCAGGGTCGATCATGAACGTCATGTTCTCGCCCCAGGACTGCAACTGAGCATGGTGATAGAGCGGAGGGCGTTCCGTCTGCTCGTAGGTTGCGTAGCAGTAGACCACATCGCTCATGGGGTCCCAGGCAAGCGCAGCCGCAGCCGTGGGGTGACGCCAGCCTACATCAAGACCGCCAAGATACTTCCAGCGGGACGAGATCGAGATCCGGTTGGGGTTGTAGAGGATCTTGTCGGCAGAGAACGGGAAGATGAGCCCACTGTTCTGCGTAGCCCTGCCCTCGGTTCTGGCCAGGAGCATGGCTGGGTTCGACGCATACAAACGGGCGATGTTCGCCTTCTCCGTCTCGTCAAGGTGCTTGGCGTCCCGGTGGGTCAGGTAGCGCAACTCGATGAGATCCTGCGGACCTTGCTGGAGGAACTTGACCGTGGGGGTCACGCCATCCAGGGGGCACATGGACAGGAGGATGCGTCCCTTGTTGTCCATGACACGGGCGACCATCTCCATGAGGATGTCCAGAGGCGGTTCCTCATCGATCCAGACCAGATCGCCGTTCCACGCAGCGAGGGCCTGACGATCCATCTGGTGTGACTTGAAGGAGATCGTGCTAATGGTGTCCGAAGGAACGTGCTTCACCCGCACGGTATCAAACAACCCTGACGGAGCAGACTGGCGCGTAGGCTTGCCAATGATGTATTTGGCTGGGATGAGCGCATGGATACCCGGCTTGTCCGTCCACCCTGGACGCTCGGGGTCGGTCCCAAACAACTTCCTCTGGCAAGCATCACGGGTATTGGCACCGGTGTCACCCATCACCCAACAGTCGATGCCACGGTTCGATTTTGGGCCAGTATACCAGTCTGGATATAGACCAGTAGCATCCCATGCCACGCTGTAAGCCATACCGTGAGTCTTGCCAGAATTGCTGACTACAATGGAGTTAGCCACAAATGCATGGTCTGGATGGTCGATGCACAGGTCCATCGTTGTTTCGATTTCCATCTCACCGATGAACTTGAGATCGGACAGGATGGGGCACCCATTCTTGTCTCGGACAATGACCGGGAGTTGCTGGAAGGACGCTCTCTTGACTCTGGCCCATCCAGTGCGCCCCGTGGGGTAGATGACGGCAACCTTGTGCCGTGCCGAACACTCCAGGACACCCTGCGAGTGCTTGAACAGGAGGATCTGCATGGGGGGATTGTGGAACACCTCACTCACTCTGGCCGGCACGAATGCCTTGAGGGTGAAGTCGTAGGCCATGACCATATCCCCGACCTGGGTGTTGATGAGCGTCTCGGTGGTGCCATCGGCCATGAGGATGTCGGAAGTCTCACGCAGACAGCGGTTCGCACCGAAGCAAGCCTTGATTTTCTTGAAACTATTGAGAACTTCCTTCTGTGGCACGTATGGATCTTTGGCCACACCGATGGTCAGGAAGGCAGACTCGGCCTCCAGGGCGAGGAACGCTTTGGCGAGTCCCAACCCCTCGCTGATACCCGAAAGACCGTCATGCCTTGGCATCTACTCTCCGTTCTCGGTGATGGCCTGTCCGTTCTTGAATCCAGGCATCTGGAAGCCGCACACCGAAATGATGGGCTTCGACTCGCCACCGCAGACCGTGCATCGGTGCGGTTCCTCGCGCTGGTCCATCCTGCGGAACAGGTCATCAACACGATGACACTCGACGCAGCGATAAGCATAGATGGGCATTTCTACCTCACAGATGAAGATTTTCAGTCCACTCGTCCTCAACCGGGACGGGCGTGCCCTGCATCCCCAGGGTCATCGGGTCAACCTCTGGCGTTTCCTCAACGACCGTCTCCACGATCTCTGCGTCCTCGCACGGGATCTCCACCTTGATGCCAGTGCGCTCCGCGATCATGTCCTTGTGGGCAACCAGGATCGACCGGAAGCGGCTCCAGGTTTCCTCGCTGGAGAGGTTGTCCAGGTTATGCGTCACATCGATCTGCTGCTTCTTGCCGTATTTCTTAGGGTTGAAGGCTTCGGCCAGTCTCATGCGAACGTCAGCCCTGATCTTGTTCTTGAAGGCAGTCTTGGCATCGGACGAGTCCACGATGTCAAGGGCCTGTTCCGCCAGGATGATGGCACGCATCTTCTCAGCCTGTTCCATCAGGTCCGCGAACGGCTTGTAGTCGGTCATCCACTGCATGAAGGTGCGCGGCTTGGGGAAGCCGGTGATGCCGAACAGGGAAGTGATGCTGTAGCCACTGGAAACCATGTCCAGGGACAGTTCCATGACGTTGGCCCGACCCAACTTGCGGTTGCCGATGGTCCACACATCCTGGGACTCGTTGCGCTGGAGTGCTTCCAGGGTCACTGGGACACGGAGATCGCCTTCCCCGAGACAGGCATTGTTCTGGAAGTAGCCAGACATGGCCTCCTGGATGGTCAGGGGCATCTGCCCTACCGTGTCCGAGATCGGCTTTGGGGAATCAGCCATCGTCATCCTCGTCACTGGACCTGTTGGGATAGTCGTTGTCGCGCCATGCGGACAGCGAATCGCGTTCACGATCCGCAGCCATCAAACGATACATCCCGATGGCTTCCATACTGGTGGCGTCATCCACACGCCTCTCAACCACGTTCATGGTCCCGTCCTGAGACATGGTTAGGATGAGAACCTGCCGGAAGTTGTCCACGTTGGTGGCAAGGTCCATGATCTGACCGATGAGGTTGTTCTTCTGGTAATTGGTCCACGCTATCATATGCGCCTCTTGAAAGAAATCGACTTGGACCCATCATCGGCAACGGTGACAACGACATCGTAGTAGGGATGAACGAACCCCTTCTCAATTTCTAAATCGAACTCGTCGGAAAAGCCTTCGTATTCGATCACTCCGCAATACTGGCACACGGCGCTCACTACCAGGACCCTAGACATGACATGGATGACCACCCTTGGGTCAACCCTGATGATGTCCGTGTCGATGCGAAACTTTCCAGGTCTGGTAAAAATCTCGTCCATGCTACTTGTCCTCCAGCGTCACCCAGGAACGGTTCAGCGCCAGGGTGGTTTTGGCGGTAGGGCCGGCGCTCTGTTCGATGAGTGTGACCAGGTTCTCCCGCTCCAGCGCACGCAGGGACCGGCGCAGGGTGATCCGACACATCCCCGTGGACGCAGCCAACTCCTCCATCTTGAACTGCACCTGATAGCCCTGTCCCATGGAGGCGATGCACAGGAACACCACTACCTCTCTCGGGAGTAGACCCTTGAGCATCTCTGCCCACTTCTTGCCATCCAGCCTGATGTTCATGGTTCTCCTTACTTCGGGTTGAGATACAGGGTAGCGATGAGATGGGCAGCTTCGGCCTCAGAAGTCAGGACTGCCTCCAGACCTTCCCGGCAGAGTTTCATTTTACGGGCGACACGGTGCCATGCTTCCTTCTCGACGGGCGTTCCGGTTACGTCAACCAAGTGGTCGATGATGGCTGTGTCTGCGTCCATATATGAATCTCCCTCCCAAGGTTAGGTCCAGGGCAGGGAGTATGCAACACAAAGTTTGCAGATTACCAGTCTGAGTCCTTGGTATAGGCGTCTCCGCGACCACAAACTGCTTCCCATAGAAAGGACAAGTAATGCCTGACCACGCCGAAGTGGACGCGCCACCGGGAGTGCCGGTCAAGTTCTTGGTTACGCTGGGCCATGCCATCCATGAACGACTTCCTAAGCAGTTGCTTGTGGATGTGCCGTGCCGTGATGGCAAGAATGAGATCGTCTCCCTTTAATGGACCCAAATCCTCAACCTCCATCAACTCCGCACCGATCTTCACCACCGGAGGGTTGAGTTTACGATGGTCGCTTGCTTCCCTGATCCTAACGAAGTTGTCGCTTCCAATCGGACGCATAATCACTCCTACCTGATGAACAGAACTGCGAGGATAAACCCAAACACCATAGTCAGAGCGATGAGCGATAAGGATTGGAGCAGCAGTTTCTTGCTCATGCTTCCTCCTCCCCTTCACGCATGATGCGTTCCCGTTCCGCGTAGTCAACGTGGTGCTTGGCGCAGAGGTAGTCGCTCATGGTGAAGATGCCCACCAGGTAGCCGATGAACAGACACGCCGGCCCGACGAACAGGATGACAATAATTGTTGGAATCATTTTCTCTCCGTTTTTGAAATTAAAAATTTAATTCAGGCATGACTTCATGCTCGATGGAGCGAATCCAGGCATCGGCAAGCCCACGGGGAACGCCATCAGCAAGTGCTTCCTGGAGTTGGATACACGGGAACGGCAACTGGTGGAACTCTGGCCAGCCCTGAAGGACGGAACCGCGCTTCGGGCCATAGATTTTGGCCGCAACCACAGGATAGGCCATGAGGGTATCAACGCTGCCATGGAACAGTGGACTGGGGGGGGTGAGATTCGGGGTGAAGGTGAACCACCTGGCGCGGCTCTGGTGAGGCTTAGCGTAGTGCATGGCGTCCATGCGCTGCTTCTTGAAGCCAGGGATGTCCAGTGCTGACACGTTCTCAAAGAGTGCCCGGTCGAAGGTGCAAGCCTCCATGACGGCCAGCAATTCAGGGAGAAGGTCGGGGAACTTCGGGGTTCGCATGGCCCTGGTCTTGGAACGGGTCTGGCAGGGGATACCACCAATGATGCCGTCGAAGTGCTGCCCACGGATGATGTCCGGCAGATCCTTGATGTCGGCACACAGATGCTTGAACTGCATCCCACCACAGAAGGCTTCATAGATGGCCCGCTTGTGGGGCATCAATTCACAGCCAGGGATTACCTCATGGCCGGCTTCGATCCAAGCCTTGTCCCACAGCCCAGCGGAAGTGCAGAGCGACAGGGCCCGCATCAGTTGCACCCAGGAGGGACGATGGTTTCAGCCAGGACTTCCTCGGTGTGATGGACATTCACCAGGATGAAGGTGAACTCGGGGTTGTCGGCGCAGAACTCCTCGTAGGTCATCATGGCGATGCGCTCACAGCCTGGACCTATCCATGACCGAATCGTTGAGTCGTGCCATCCCTCGGGGAAGGGTAGTCTCATGCGGAAGCGCAGTTCGATGGACTGGGTCACTTGGATTCCTCCTTTGGCTCGGGGATGATGCCGGCGTCACTGTCGGGGTAGGGCCAGGTCGCCTCGGTCCCACCCAGCGAGAGATACACGCTCTTGGTGATCCAGACGTAGCGGTTCTCTGTGGGGATGGTGGAGGTTGTGAGTGCCCGCCTCGCATCCTCAAACATCTTGAGCATGGTGTAGGTCTTGCCACAGCCACGCGCTCCAGTTGGGTGAATAACGATCAACTCAAGCGGGGTCCACTGGCACTCATCCACCCAAATCTTGTAGGGATGCTTTGCCTTGATCCGGCATGACCTGGTGTTGCTCATCAGAAGGGCTCCTCTCCAGGAAGGATGTCAAGGTCAGGGACAGGAAGGCCGGCGAATACCAACCTGGCGTCACGGAGGTTGCGACCCGTCCACTCCCTTGGACGAGCGATGTCAGGGTTCACCACGACCTCACCCCAGGAATCCTTGAACTTGCGGAGCAGATTCATGGACTCAAGCCGAAGGAATGCCTTCCGAAGATTGTCCCGGTCGATCCCGGACTTGATCATACCCGCGACATCGATCTTCACCCGATACTTCCCAAGGTTCTGCATCGCATAGGTCCACAACTGCCTGTCCAGTCGGTGGGAGATCCGCATAACTGCGTCCCAGTCAACAACATAGCCTGTAGGTCGGTCTCCCATCGTTGTCCTCCTAGCGGTAGATTCCTACCTGAAACCAGTGTCGGCCCAAAACTACCGCATGTCAAGGGAATCTGAATATTTTCTTTGCTGATACCAAACAAGACTGACTCTTTTAGTAGGAATACTCAAACCGTTACTCTCAGTAGGTCTACCAATGATTGGCATAGACCTTGCCACGCGCGCGCACGCGCTTTAGATAAAAGTACCTCGCGCTGCTCGGCAAAGATGGCTTCGCAAGCGATCCTTTCGGCAACCGACATCGGCACCTGACCCAAGCGACGAACCTGGTGGTCTTGGCCCTCTTCGGGCCGCGGTGTCTCCGGTCCTCATTACGCTGCGCTCCATTCCGGTCCTCGTCACATGCATGGAATCGCTGACGCGATAAAAGATTAAATGATTTTTCCCTGAAATCGTGAATAAATAAAAATGACCCGAAAACGCTGACCGGCGTAGGAGTGACTCCTATCTACGCTCCGCGCAGCAATCGCTTACGTTCCCCAGGCCACCCCCCTAGTCATTCCCTATATGCCAACAGGCGAATGCCTCCACCAATCAGGTGCAACTCTGGCATCCCGAGCGGCACGAATGACTCTAGGTGCAATGACAGCATCCCGAGCGGTACACCCCCCCACATGCACACGCGAGAGTGGGAAGGTGAAATGGGGCATCAACGCGATATGTTTTGCATCACCAAGATATGTCGTATCACACAGTGAGCCAAAGCCGGACTGATGTGCAACTGATATACATGCGGCTATATCACTGGCTGAAAGTTTACCCTACCCAAGTGTAACCTTTTTAGACAGTGGAACAATCTTGGTTGTGATAGTCGCTTCCGCGACTTATACAGCTTCGCCTCCAAACGGCGGGATCGCAGAGTGTGAGGGCGGACCTCCGATTGGTGGGCGGACGGGTTAGGGTATGGAAGGGCGCAGGATCACCTGATGCTCTGTCATAGGCGGGAATCCCCTGGCGGGTCTTCCCACCTGACCTGAAGGGTATGGGCACGGACTCCGTGCAAGGGTCGGACCTCCTTATGCTCCTTCGCTGCGCTCAGTCCGCTACCGGTCCTCGCCTTGCGCTGCGTCCTGATACCTGCGGGTCGGATACCTGCCGCTCCCGTTGGTCGCTGCCCCGCTTCGCGGTGAGGGGTAACTCATGGCCCCCGCTCGGGAGGCAGTGCCTCCCTCGCTGCCCCCGAGGCCGGCTTTCGCTTTGGTTGCGCCTGGCCTTCGTATTTTCGTGTGCCGTGGCGCGTCATGCGGTATGAGCCACTACTAAAATTAAATGTGTGTATTCATTAGGGTTACAAGGCCAGGTGACGCTGCGCGTCACATGAATGGACGCTGTGCGTCAAAAGCTGCTTTTGGAGCCAGATCCACCGCTAAAAACCTATACACTGTATAGGATTCTTCCCGATTGGAAGCCTTGAATCTGGCACGGGTCCTGCTTCTATAAAGTATCACCGGAGGATCTACCCATGAGCAACACGAATTACTACAGCACCTCCCCAAAGGATGTGACAAAGGATACCCTAAATGGCGCGGATATTTGCGTCATCAGCGGAACCTCCGAGTCCAGCGATACTCATACGCGCTATGGGTCCGGGACCGCCACGGTCAAAACCATCAAGGACCACCTTAGGATGGAACAGAAGTACCAAAACAGATGGGCCGTCCTCATAGTTGACGGCAAGATCATCTAGCGCCAGTACAGAGGGGAGCGGCCACCCAACCGCCGTTCCCTCCTGCACTCGCAGCCATCCACGGAGGAAACCATATGTTCTGCTTTGGTAACAACTCTCTCATCATTTCCGCCATGCGCCATTGGGCCGAATCGGAACGCAGGGGAGCCGACTGGGATCAGTCCCATATCTGCGAGTCCGGCACCACACAGGAATACGAGTGCCGGGAGGAAAACAACCGCAACCGGCGCAATCTGGCCCGTGTCCTGGACCATTCCATCGATCACTTCAAATCTATGTGGGGGAACGTATGATGTTCCGCCTCTGGTTCAATCTGCGCGAGTCCGATCCTGCCATAGCCTACCCTTTGACTCTCGGTGGTTCCAAGTGAACGTCTACCTTCCATTCTCCAGTCCAGACGAACAAACCGAGGCAGCATTCTTTATCGCTGCACTCGTCCGCCAGGGCGTCCTGTTTAACGCTCGGATCAACCATCAAGGGCAGATTGAAATCCAGTTCACTGGCGGATTCTAACCCTCACCCATCCCACAAGGAGTCACCCAATGCGAATTTTCCAGATCCTCCGAGCCCCCAATGATACCAACGGCAATCCGCGCCGTCTCACACTGGAATACTGCGCCCGGAATGGGAACCTCGTCATGGTCGCAGACCACGGATACCGTGGTGACTGCATCCCTTCCAGCAAGGCCGAGTGGACCATTGAAGATGGTTTCATCATCCTGCCTTCGGTAAACGTGTCCGCCTCCGAGTATGCGGATTATCGTGCCTCCGCTCGGGACTGTGGCGTTTGGAACCATAGCTAACCCTTCCACCCATTTCCCCCCCGACTTGCCGGATGCGTCCCGGCATTAGGGGCGTGAGGAGGCACCCAAAATGATCGTCGGCTTTAGCTTTGACTACAACTCAGGGACACCCAGCAGCACGCACACCACGGACGCATACCTTGACGGCATGAGCCCCGAATTGGTAGCCATCGGACACGCCATGGCCATGGATGACTATCTGGCCCATGGGTCCATGCCACGAGGCTATGACCACGTTCGCGTTACCGAGCGGTGATCTGTGGATTCCTTCGGCGCTACCCAGACGTTTTTGCCTTGGGCCGAGTATCAGCCACCCTTGCAGGTCATCCAACCGCAACCGCTCCCGGTGATCCGGGATTACTTCGGGGCCGAGCCCCAGGAGCCGAAGAAATGAGTTTGACCGATCATGTTCTCAAGGCCACAACGGCAATATCGCCCTACCTCGAAACCGGGAACCCGGACGAAGTGGACCGAAACGAAACCGCACTAGTGGACCTGCTGGCCGACCTCATGCACTGGGCCGAGTCCAAGAACGTGGACATGGACCTCTGCAGACGCCGTGCCTACCGCCACTTCTGCGAGGAACAGGAACAGGCATTTCCTGATTGAACATCTTCGTCTACCTCCTAACCGGAAAGGATGGCCTGTAATGACCATTTACCAATGCACCACGAAGGCAGGTATTCACTTTGAGGCACAGACCGAGAGTGAAGCCTTGCGCTACCTCCAGACGCACGGAGGAGGTGTTTACAGAAACATCCTGCACAACTTCTCAACGTCCATTGATCCCATGCCGGCCACCTTCCAAGTCGAAACCGATACCGAAACCATGCTGGACGGGTCCACCTACCGCGCCAGCCGTTCCTTCCGGGTGTTCTGATGAGCCGCATCGAAACAGAGTACGACCTCCATGCCGAATACACCTATGGGGAAACCAGGTGGCACAATTCCAGCCGCGCCACCTTGGAGGAATCCAAGGAACGCCTGGAGGAAATCCGCGCCAGGTTCGGGCCTCTGAACTTCGCCAGCATCACCCGCGAAACCTACCGCATCCAGCCGGGGGAATACTGCGAATCCCTGGAGTCCGTGGAAGTCTATCGGGAAGGCAAGGCGCAACGGTAGACCTGCCAGTAATGCCCTAGACGCCCCGGAAGGGGCCTTTAGGGTGTAAGACCATCCCAAGGAGGAACCGATGCAATTCACGCCCGAAACCAAACCCGAGCCCACGAGCATCTACGCGCACCGGCAGCTTCGCGCCGAACGTCTGGCCGACAACATGGCAACCGAGGTTTACCAGATCCTCGGGATAACCCTCGATGCGACCTTGCTACTCTGCGACTTCCGCGCCAGGTTGCTCCAGCTTGCCGCGATTTCCCGCGACAAATAACCAGCGTCCAGCCGGGGAATAATTCTTCCGTCACCTTGACATAATCCGCGAATAATGTATCCTGATACCAGACACAAAACACCATCCCAGGAGGGGACCATGGCCATCAAAGATTTCTCGTATCTGAAAGACTGGATCAAGGGCAATTATCACCGGCCCATCATCCTTGAATGCCTGTCGTCCAAGTCGGGAATGTCCATGGCCGTGTGGGAGCGTGACCGCAAAGTGATGACCGTCCAGGGCTGCGGTTTTGACCGCATCGGCTCGGCCATCGGTGACTTCCTGGAAACGCTCTATCAGACGGAACTGATGGAGAACCGCGAAGTTGTCACGGCGCTCTATGGGGCCAAGTGCTACAACGGCAAGGTCATCCTGGAAGGCATGTGCGGCGAGTCGTCCATGCGCGAAATCGGGAAGGTGCTGGGCCTGAGCATCCGAGTCATGGATGGCCACAGTTCGACCCTGATTCACATCACCGCAGCCTAGGGGGATACCATGAACCGTAACCATACTCCAGGACCATGGACCGTCGAGGATGGAGGTTGTGGTATCCGATCCGTCAGCGGACATGCCATCGCTACCTTGCGAGTAGTCGGTATCGATCAGGGCGGGAAGGCTACCCGAGACGCCAATGCCAAACTCATCGCAGCCGCGCCCGATCTCCTGGAGGCCCTCCGTATCATTGCCAACTCGGAACCCATGGATACATGGAGCATTGTCTGTGACTTCGACACCCTCCAGGGAGTTGCTTACGCCGCTATCCGCAGGTTTGAGGAAACCCCCGACAAGTAGAACGCCCCACAGCCTTCCCAATCGGCCCGAAAGGGCCTTTTGGGGCGTAAGGCGACCCTTACTAACTGGAGTCAGACATGGCCGTTACCGCCGAAATCAAGGGTAAGCAGTTGCACCTCATCATCGATATGCAGGAGCCCACGCCCAGCGCCACGGGGAAAACCTTGGTCGTGGCATCGTCCCACGGCAACATCCAGACCGGGGCCAGCGTCAACGGGAGGAATATCGTCGTGGGAGTCAATGCCTACATCCCGACGAAGTAGCAGAACCCCACAACCCACGCCATGTCCCCGCCAGGCCGGGGATTTGGTGTTGAGGGGCGAACCCCTTTACCCGAGGCTACAATGTCCATCACGTTCAACGAACTCCAAAACAAACTCCCGTGGCTCACCATCAAGGAAGGCGAATGGCACCAGCATCCCAACGGGAACGGCTGGGTGCAGAACACCGCGACCGTCCATGCTTCGGCATGCGTGGAGGGGATCGTCTATGGGAACGCTCGGGTCTACGGGGACGCTCAGGTCTCCGGGGACGCTCGGGTCTACGGGGACGCTCAGGTCTCCGTAGACGCTCGGGTCTCCGGGAACGCTTGGGATCATTCCCCTCTACAGATCCAGGCATCCAAGCATTTTGTAACCACCTGCAGCCACACGCAAATAGCCATAGGCTGCCAGGTGCGTACCGTGACAGAGTGGAGCCAGCACTACCAGGCCATCGGACGGAGCCACGGCTACACCCCGGATCAGATCGCGGAATACGGTTTGCTTTTGGCCTTTGCTGGCCAGTGGCTTGATACCAAATTCGGCGGTAAGAGTAGCAAGCCCGTGCGGGACGCCAAGGGCCGGTTTGTGGGAAGGGAGACAAGGTCGTAGCCCTCAGCGACGATCTGGTTTCCGAAGTGGAGGGCATGGCCGACTAACGCACTGCCCAACATACTCGCGGAGTGGCCGGATGTCTCCCGGCCCTTCGGGGTGCCGGTGATCCGGCTACCGAAGGGGCCACCATGAGCCACCTCAAGACCGCACACATCCATTTCTTCCGGGTCTGGACCACCCGCACGGACGGGACCGCCACCATCCAGGACTGTGAACAGGAGGACAAGGCCAAGATGCTCAAGGCCGACCAAGCGCGTGATCCCAAGACGAGGAACGTCGAAATTTTCCCCTGCCGGGATAGCTCCTTCTCGTTCATCGAATCCTAACCAGCAAGTTCATCGGGAGAATGCCATGCCTTACGCCAACGAAATGAGCATATTCTACGGGTCCGACCTCTGGCCAGCAGTCAAGAAGTCGCTGCTTGCCGCAATGAAGGGTAACGGCAAGGGCTTCACCGCAGAGGAAATGCTAGACCTTGCCGCAGTCCATGCGGAGATGGAACGCATCGAGAACAACCGCTAGCCTCTCCCACGAAAGGGGAACCAATGCGAGACTTCACTTCACTGCTGGAATTGGCCCTGGATGACCTCGGATATGCCGAGTCTGCGGAACGGGAGGACTGCGCCCCTGACGGGGAATCCGGTTCCGTCATCATCGAGATGGAGGATGGGCGCAAGTTCCGGGTGTCCTACTCCAGAGCGTAGCACCCACCCACATCCCAAGCCATCGCCCCGGAAGGGGCTTTGGCGGTGAGGGAGGACGTATGGGAGAAGCCTTGAACAACGGATTTTACTGGCTCCTGGCTGCACTTGCCCTGATCTACTTGGGTGCGCTGCTCATCCACCGCATTGAGATCCAGATCGGAGGCGACGATGAACGCAAGGACTAAGCCGGCCCTAATCCGCGACCGCATAGCAGAGATCATGGGCGAAGTGCAGTCTGCCGGCTCCCCCACGGCATCGCAGCTTTCAGAGTTGGAGCGTCTGCACACAATCAACAACGCTAACCGGACCCACGATGCCAAAACCCAAGCCGGCAAGTGACCTTCCGGGAATCTGGCAGGAGTTGACGGACAGATTCCCCGAGTTGCCGGCCATGGCCGGATGCACCAGAGAGGAGATTGTCCGATGGGCAAAAGCCAAGACCTACCCCCCAGTGTCCATCGGCGCATACCTGTCGGATCTCTGTGCCGTGCATGGGGTGCAGCCAAGGATCTACGTCTATTCAATGTGGGACAGGCACCGCAATATCGCCATAGCCAGCCTACCGCAAGGCTGGGGCATCGCGTCTTTGGAAGCGTCCCCGGATCGGATCGAGTGGGCACGCTGGGAGCATGACCCAGCCAAAGAATTAAAGCCGGCCCCGGATGATCTGGTGCGCCAGGTGCGGAGTAAAAGATGGGACGTTTTCACTGGCAGAATCTGTGGAAGCGAGTAACTTTGTAGCAGGAACCCAAGCCGGCATGTCCGGTCAGAGGAGGGGACAGATGAAACTGGAGACTCGGGCACATGCTGCCGGAAAGTATGGGGGGCCGATGCTATCCCTGGAACTGCGGGGCGGTGGAGTCTATGTGGGAGGCTGGATTATGGCTGACCAGGCACAGGACATGCTGGAACTGCGTTCCGCTTTCGCGGAAGGGATCGCCAACATCGACCGGCTGATGAACGGGACGGTGCCCAGTGAATAACCTCACCCCCGCCACCCCCATCGGAAACGTCGACTTTTGCGGAACCGTCTACCCGACCGCCGAGTTCTGCGACCTCCTCAACGCCCTGGGCCTCCACCCGGAGCCCGATGCCGTCATCCCAGCCCCTGGCCTCGTCACCAGCCCGTTTACCAGCGACCTGGAACCGCCCGAGGGCAAAGTCCCCGGACTTGACTGCCCCTACGCCCCCGGCTACCACACTGGACCGGAATCCCGCGCTTGGTGGATGGTGGAGGCAGAAGAGCAGAGGGAACGCGCCACCGCAGCCGAGGACCGCAACCACGACGCCGCCACGGAGATCATGAGCCTCCAGGCCCAGGTCCGCACCCTCACCGAGGATCTGGCCTACGCCACCCACTGGACTCGTGAGGGAGCCGCGAAGTGCGCCGCCCTGAAGGAGCGGGAGAAGTGGTCCCCGCTGGTGGAGGCGGCACGAACCCTCTACATGGTGATCGGCCTGACCGCGATCAAGCACGAAGGCCAACGCAGACCTCTCCAGGAAGCCATGGACGAGTTCTCCCGGTTGTTCGCCGCCATTTCCCCCAAGGAGGGAACCGATGCCTAAGCCGATGAAGATCATCCCGCTTGTGGATTGCTTCGGCGACCACACCCGAGACGCCGCTGAGTGGAGTGACGCCCTCCGCTTCACCGCCGAGTCCGTGGCGGAAGCCGTGGAGGCTGAGAGGGAACGGATCGTGAAGTTGCTGGCCGACTCGCTGGATCTCTCTCTGATCGCGCACCCTGGCCCCAACGGGGACGAAACCCTGCTGACGGGGTATACGCGCATCCGCGCCGCCCTGTCCCCCACCCAGGGGACCGCAGAAGGGGGAATAGCCATGGCCATCACCAAGCCAAAGTTCCCCGTCTCCAACGTCCAGTGCCCCTCGTGCAACCGGAACCTGTGCTGGGGCCACACCATCACGCTCCGAAAGAAGGACCGGCCCACCAGCCGGGAGGAACGTACCAACCTGTTCTGCCCTTTCTGTGACCTGTCCTATGGGCCAGGGACCACCCAGTTCAACGATGCCACCCAGAAGCCGAAATGACCGCGCCCGACCTCACCCCGCGCAACCTCTTGCGGCGCTGTCTGCCACACCTCCGTAACGCGAGCATGGCCTATCTGGATATGGGTTTGCTGGCCAAGGAGGACGATGCCGACAGCCTCTGCCGCCGCATCTCTGCCGCCCTGGCCCAGCCGGAAACGCCCCACCCCGACACCATCCTCCTGGCGGAAGCGAGGGAGAGGATCAAGACGCTAGAGGGGGCAGCGACAGCAGACGGAGAGCGCCTCATCCAAGCGGCAGAACGTGCCGGTATCACCTACACCGGATGCGACACCCCCGATGTTCTGGCCGAAACCATCGTCTCGCTGGAAGGCCAGATCATCGCCTTCGAGGCCGTGGTGGCGGATCAGGCGGGGAGGATTGCCGAACTGGAGAGGGCACTGGGGGATGCCGTGTCCGCCGGGATCTGCCACCACGTTGCCCGTGGCTATCGAGTCAGGAAGGGCCACCGATGGACCCCGGTTGAGGACTGCGATCCGGGGTGCAGAGCCTGTGCCGCCAAGGTCGCCCTGTCCCCCACCCAGGGGACCACAGAAGGAGGTAGGGAGTGAGCATCCATGACCAGATCCCCGAAGGTTGGAGGTTCTACCACGCCGACTTTTCGATTCAGGCGTCAACCAACCCGAAGCACCCCGGCAGGGTGATGCTTCAGCGCGACCGGAAAGGGCTGGATGCGTTCTTCGCCCTCGATGAATCTACCCAGGAGTATGGCCCCTATCGGATCTACATCAC